CTACACGCCGTAACTACCAGATTCAACTCGTCACAGAGCGTCTGACAGGCTTACAGGGCGATTCATTCACGAATGCAGCTATGCAATGGGGAACAGAACAAGAACCCGTTGCCAGGGCTGCCTACGAAGTCCATACAGGCCACTTCGTCGAACAGACAGGGTTTCATACCCACAAGTCCATAAAGTGGCTTGGAGCGAGTCCTGATGGCTTTGCAGGGTCAGGGTTGATCGAGATCAAATGCCCTAACTCAAACACTCACGTCGATTACTTACTAGCTAAGGAGGTTCCCACTAAATACAAACCACAAATGCTCACTCAAATGCTCGTGACAGGTAGGACTTGGTGCGACTTTGTTTCGTTCGACCCAAGACTCCCTGAACATCTACAGTTATTTGTCGTTCGTTACGAGCCTAAACCGGAAGAGCTAACCAAGATCGAGGCTGATCTGGTTGCTTTTCTCAATGAAGTTAATCAAATGGAGTTGTCGCTATGCCAAAAGAACTAACAGGATCAATCAGCAAGAACAAGAAAAAAGAGAAGGATGTTCACCCAGACTACCGAGGTTCAGCAATGATTGGCGGGGTTGAATACTGGATCTCAGGATGGGTTAACGAGGGTTCCGACGGAAAGTATCTTGGGCTAAAGTTCCAAGCAAAAGAGGAAGTAAGATCAACCAAAGTCGATGACGACGATTCAGTGCCATTCTAATGTTAAGCGTACACCACCAAACCATGCTGAAAAAAGCGTTTGCAAAGCGTCCTGCAAACATTTCGGATGACTCTCCGGTCTTAGAGAGGGTCATTCACATCATCAAGTCTGAGGCTCCGGAGTGTTTCTGGAAGCCTACGGAGTTGGAAAAACGGAGGTTCTTCAATGCACCACGGCCAGGAACTCCTCACGAGGATGCGGTCTATCCGTTCCCGAAAGGCTTATTATGAGCAACTGGAAAGAGTTAATCGAGAATCAGACGAGGACAGAAAAGTTCAGACCCGTCGAGGAAATCTGGAGGGAGCGCGGATGGATTCCACCGTCAACCGAGTGCCCAGACACAATGGCAAAACACAAAGCGTTTAAGGAGTGGTCGATCCGTGGCATCGTGGATCAACCTTATCAAGCAAGTTAAGTCGTCTGATGTTGAGGAGATAACGGCAGCGTATAACCAAGCGTTGCCGTTTGTCGTTCAGGACTGGGCAAAGATGATCTTAAAGTTAGCTAAAAGCAAACGACTTCCGATCATCGAGAAGATCGACAAGATTCACGGACAGAAGATCGGCCAGATGGTGCGAGACGAAGTTACCGCGCAACACCTTTCGCTTTCTCGAAAGACCTCATCCCAGCAATCCCCAACATCCCGCTCAAAATAACCCATAGCGCATCGGTATCCAGCATGGGAGGAGGTTTTACCTCCGTAGGAACGATCTGTTCTGCTTGCATCCAAGTCCACGCCCAGACTAAAAGCGGGTAAGCAAGGAACTGATAGAACATCGCTCCCGCACCAACCCAACCGATAGCAGGTCTCCAGCCAGCAACAAACATATTCTGGTTAGCGGCCTCGACCTTGTTAACTTCCATTTGACCAAGATCAATCGCTTGGTCGATACGCTTGGCCTCTAGCTCAAGCTCCATGCGCTCTTTGTCGGATGTGTGCAGGTCTCCGATGACTTTTCCGACCGAATCAACGATGGAAGAGATTCCGAGAAGGTTCATAGCTTGAGCGTCCTGTTGATCCAACCTAGCATGAACTTCATCTGGCTTCTGTCTCGCGTCACAATGTCACGATAACGAGCAATCTTTGCCAGCGCGTAATAAGCTACAAAGAGTTCCGGATTAGCTTGGTTGAGTGCAGATATAGTCTTAGGCCCGATAACGCCATCTGGGGCCGTTTTAACGCATATCTGGGCAAGTTTGATAGACACGGGAACGCCAGCATTGACAGCAAAGTTAAAGAGGGACGAGGCTATAACGTCATGCGTTAAATCATCGCCTTTGATCTTGTCCCAAAAGTGCTCTTTATAGAAGTCTCGAACTAGCTGTGTGGGAGGTGTTTCCTGGTAATCAATGTGCTGCCAGCCTTCCCATTTTGGGTGCATCTTGCGAGCAATACCCGCATAGGTCTGGCCGCCTCGGTCGCCTTGTACTTCGTGAAGGACGTAACCTCCTTCGTCCTCCATCATCTTGTCGTAAGCAGATTCAAAGTTAGCCAACGGCTTGCCCCCTAAAGTATGCAGTCCCTTCGATAACCTCGACGAGTTCAGGAGGCAAGAGTAGACCATCTCTGAAACACAAGACAGCAAAGCCTGAACACCAAGGGACGGGATTATCTTCGATGTAAGTGAACTGACCACCGTCAGGATCGGCCAACATCCCTGTAGATACACCGTACCTACGTCCTCGATAGTCACCCCATCCTTTGACCTCTAAAAGATGGGTATGCCCTGAGACCGTAGAGATGCCTGCTTTCAAGGTGTTGTTGTAACCGGAGTGGATACCTGAGTGTTGGAGCCTGTGTTTGATCATGCAGATGTCATTGACCATGACAGACCAACTGACAGACCACTCCGGTAAATGATCTTTAAGTGTCGTACCTTGGATGCCTTTGTACTCAGGAACAGATCCGGCTAATCTTTTGTCAAACCGTATGTCATGGTTGCCTGTGGTTCGATGCAAGAAAGTACCTAGACCTTTGCAAGCCTTGACGATCTGATCCATATGCCACTGAACCGCTTCAAGTTCATCGCGTAGGCTTGTGACTGGAGACCAGTCCATAGGGCCGTACTTGGAGATAGCCCCCCCGTCGAGAATATCTCCGTTTGCGATAATCGCTTTGGGCTTTAGGATCTTGATGAGTTTAAGTAGCGCATTGAAGCCAGCAGAGGGTTCTCCAGGCATGAAGTGAGCGTCAGAAAATACGATCACATAGCCTTCAGTTTCTAGCGTCGCTCGTCTACGATTTTCAGGTAAGGTAAAACGAGCGTCTTTTGTGGGGAGAAGGATGTTGTATTTCTTCTCGATTGCCCTTCTTCGCTCGTACACATTGCGAAGGGTAAGACCGATACGGTCTGAAATCTTAGTTGGGCTTCCTAGTTCTTTCCAGACTGCGATGAACTCTTCATCTTCTGACTTTTTTCTCACGCCAAGCTCCGCGCTCTATGCTCTGGATCATCTTGCGCGGAATCACCAAAGACTGAGCGATTGCGTCGTCAGTCAATGACTGACAAATTTTCACGCCCTGCTTTGTCTCTCCTAGCAAGAATCCTATAGAGACAACAAGCGGAACCTGAAAGTCCTTGGCTTTCTCTGGGCTATCACCCCAACCCAAAGTGTCGTGGCAGGCATCTTCCCAAACTACTTTAACTATCGGAAGATTGTGCTTCATTCTTCTTATCTTTTATGGCATGGAACCATTTCCAGACAAGCCAGCCGGACTGTAACACAATATAGAGCAAGGTAGCAACTGCCACCCATTCGTTCAGAGTCAGACCGCCAACAGTCACGGCTGTTGTGATTGCTACAGGAGGAGTGGCTTTTGCAACTTCTACCAGTACGTCTGACTTCTGTTCGGGTGTCATGTCATCTCAATCCAACTTACAGTATCTTCATCCCATGAGTACATTTTACCGTCAGTTGGCATTGCTACGGGAGCCTCCCACTGCGCGTCTGCGTTGAGAATCCAACTAGCAAAAGGTTGCGGCGGTACAAACGCATCAATATCCTGGCGGTAGGTGTAGCCAATCCCTGCGTAGTTCTTACGCATGTTGCCGTTGTAAGAAGTCTGCTTCCAAGTGCCGCCAAGAATCTTTTCTAGGTGCGCTGCGCCGATATGTTCTTTTTCAACGCCAGAGGCATCAGAGGTGTCTTTGTTATCCACTACGACAACTTGTTGCACCACACCATTTTCATCAATACGGGCAAAGTGAGCCATCTACGCCTCCAGCCTAAGTCCAGTTAAGTCCATTTCTTCCCCGACAACACCGACAGGGAAGGTGTTAAACGATAGTGAGATTCTTGTGTCATCGCCTTTGACTTCAGGAACCATGTGAGTCAGTGACGATGGAAACAGAATCAGCTTTCCTGCCGTGGCTTCAAACCACCAGCTTTCAGAGTTGTATGCGTTCCACTCTGACGGAGGAAACTTAATCTGCTGCCATCCGTCTTTGTAAAAATAAATCTTGTCATCAGGGTTTGTCTGCACA